GATGCGACAGGCTCAGGACAGTGAGTTATCCAATGGGACAAACGTCGAGGTTCCGTGGTATCAACTTGATGCCTTTCTGGCGGGTTTGGCTTCTCGATTAGCAGTTATCTATGCTCCCGATAAGGTTCAAATCCTTGAGCCTCTTTATCAGGCGTCGTGGCAAAAGGTTCTTCAGGCAGGAACAGAAAACGTTCCGTTAAAGATTTCTCCGCAGCTTCGCTCTTACTTCCGGTAAGCCAAAATGGCATTGACCTACACAACCTATGTTGCCCAGATAGCCAATATTATGGCTGCGCAATCGTCTACGACGCAGTTCCAGACGATGTTGCCTGGTTGTATAGATTACGCAGAACAAAGATTGTACCGTGAGCTAAATCTTATATTTACGCGTGCTACGGTTACTGGCACGCTCTCTCCAAATACAAGATCGTTTACCCTTCCGAATGCCACTGGCTCCATTCCGTTCATAACGGTGAGCAATGTGAATGCGCTCATTTCCGGAAGCCGCAGGCCGCTTGCGCATATGCCTTCAAATGTGGTTGATTACCTTGCTCCAAGCGATACCGCTTCGGCGGGTAATTTTCCGACGATGTATTATATGAAGGATCAGTCAAATCTAATTGTTGGCCCTTCGTCCACCACATCTACAACTCTTGAAATACTTGGCACATACAGGCCGGCGCCTCTGTCTGTCAGCAATACAACGACACAGCTAACAAATTTCTTCCCGGATTTGTTCATTGCCGCTAGCATGATATTTGCCTCCGGTTACATGAGAGACTTTGGCGCTCAATCTGATAATCCGCAGCAGGCTCAGTCATGGGAAGCTCAATATGAGCTATTAATTAAATCTGCGCAGACTGAAGAAGCCCGCAAGCGGTTTAATGAAGAGGCGTATAAACAATGAATTATCTGGAATACGCTTTGGTAATTGCAAATCAAATTCCTGTGGACAAATCGTCTACGGCATTTCAGGCATTTCTTCCATCAATTATAGATTATGCAGAACAGCGTATTTACAGAGAGTTAAATCTTTTATCAACTCGCATTCGTAATTCTTCGGCAAATTGCACTGCAAACAATAGGTCATTTACTCTTCCCACAAATCTTGGGACATTTATAACGGTTACAGAAATAAGCATAATTACTCCCGTTGGAAGCACAGCCGCAAATGGAACGAGAAACGTTATTATGTCTGCGGCAAAAAAGCTTGTTGATTTTGTCGCTCCCATAAATACGGCAGGGTCTGCATCCCAGGTTCCTTCTATGTATTATATGCTTGATCAGCAAACTGTTATATTCGGCCCATCTCCCGGAGCCGCCTTTAATGTCGAGGTTACGGGAACAATTCGTCCGGCTCCATTGTCGGCTACAAATACGACGACATTCCTGACAACAAATTTACCGGATTTGTTTGTCGCCGCCAGTATGGTATACGCCGGAAACAACATGAGGGATTTTGGCATTGAGGCCGGCAACGCTTCAATTGCCCAATCCTGGGAGCAACAATATCAGGCATTGTTCGCCTCCGCCAATGCGGAAGAGACTCGCAAGCGCTATAATCTGGAAGTTAGCCAATGAGCATGAATTATACCTCATACACGCTTAGGCTTGCTTCGTTTATAACGACCAATCCGGACAATGTTGACTATACTGTTTTGATACCGTCAACTATAGATTATGCAGAACAACGCGTTTACCGCGAACTGGATTTATTATCCACAGTTGTAACAAATGACACAGCTTCAACGACTGCCGGAAACAGGAATTTCACACTTCCTACGGGTCTTGGAAAATTTGTTACTGTCCAGACCATTAATATCATTACGCCTGCTTCTACTGCGCCAAATAGCGGAACGCGTCGCCAGCTTACGCCTGTTGATAGGCGCTATCTGGATGCTGTTTGGAATAGCTCAACGGGAGCTACTGTTCCAAAGCACTTTGCCATGAATGATCAGGACACGATTATTTTTGGACCTTGGCCCGATGCTACATATCGTGTTGAGGTTGTAGGAACTATTAGACCCACGCCTTTGTCTTATAGCAATCCTACGACATTCCTTACGAATTATCTTCCTGATCTGTTCTTGTCGGCAAGCATGGCGTTTTTTGCTAAAAATTTACAAGATAAGGGCGTAGGAACGGCAAATAATGCCGAGTTTTGGGATAATAATTATAAAGAACTATATGCTTCTGCCAATGCTGAAGAACTCAGGAAAAAATTTGCCGGACCGTCATGGACATCTATGTCTTCTGTTAAGCCTCCGGAGAGATGAAATGTTAAATCCGGAAAATATTAAAGAAATATTTAATTATAATCCAGAAACAGGCGATCTTACTTGGCGTCAACGTATTGGTGGAAGAACTCTCGGCAAAATCGGAACATTAGACAAAGATGGCTATTTAATATTTTTAATGAATTACCGAAAAAATAGGTATTGTGTTCATAGGGTTATTTGGGCTTATGTTCATGGAAAATGGCCTAAAGATCAGATTGATCATATTAATGGGATTAAAAACGACAATAGATTATGCAATTTGAGACAGGCTAATACGGCAGAAAATATGAGAAATGTTGGAAGGCAGTCTCATAATACTAGCGGAATCAAGGGCGTTTCATGGCATAAACTTCGCGGGAAATGGCGTGCAGATATCAAGGTGAATCAGAAACAAATCTGGCTTGGTAATTTTGATTGTTCTGCGGCTGCATCATTTGCGTATCAGATAGCTGCTGATAAATACCACGGAAAATTTGCGAGGTCTTTCTAATGCCATTTGAGACACTTCGCATTGTGCCTTCTGTCGATCTGGAAAAAACCCTTGCGGACAATGCTGCCGGCATTTCCTTTTCCAATTTCATCCGCTGGCGCGATAAATTGCCTGAAAAGCGTGGCGGATCTGTATATTTTAATAATAGTTCAGCGACATATGGCGTTGTCCGGGCGCTTCATGCCTGGCAGGGTTTGAGCAATTTTAAATTTCTTGCAATTGGATCAACAACGTCTTTAACAATCTATTATTTTAACACAACAACAAATACATGGATTACAATTCCTATTACGCCCAAGTCATTAACGGTAGATGTATCTCCTACTATTGTAAGTCAAAATGCAACAACGCTTTCAGATACAAGGGTATTTGTTAATGATGTTGGACGAAACGTCACGCTATATTGCACAGTAATATTTCAAACACAGGCTTCTGTTCCACCTTCTGGATCATTTGGTTCAAATGGCGCGAATTTTGGATGCTTTTTGCCTTCAAAAGGATATCAGATAAATAATCTGGTTACTGCAAACATATATGAAATAACGGGAACAAACGGACATGTTGGCGCTCCTTCTACGGGATTGGTTCCTCAATTTGTCACCGCAATTAACGATGGAATAGTAAGAGTTAATTTGCAGGGCCATACCTATGCTGTTGGCGATGCGGTAGATTTTAATGTTTCCACAACGGTTGGCGGAATACCGATTTTTGGTAGATATATTGTTACAGAATCCGTTATTACTGCTACCTCAGGTTCGTATCCTAGTCCCAATGTTGGTTATTTCAAATTTAGGGCTCAACAAAACGCTACTTCTACTCAAACTGCCTCAATGAATGGCGGAAACCTAAAACTTACCTATTGGGACACCAATAACAGCATTTCCGGATCAACTTCAGTTATAACAACGGATTGGTGGCTAGATAATTGGGGCGAGACGTTAATAGCCAATTATGTTGATGGTCCAATTTTTACATGGAACGTTGCTTCTCCTAACTTTTTTGCCCAGATGATATCAAATGCGCCTGTTGTAAATTTCGGGTGCTTTGTTGCAATGCCTCAACAAATGATTATGGCCTGGGGATCGACATACACATCATTTCAGGATCCTTTGCAAATTCGTTGGTGCGATGCCGGAAACTATGACGATTGGACGCCTACAACAATAAACCAGGCTGGTGGATTCAGAATACCGACCGGCTCCAAGCTTGTGCGAGGCATCCAAGGACCGGCACAGCAATATTGGTGGACGGATATTGATTTATATGTTTCTCAATATGTTGGCCCGCCGTTTGTGTTTAATTTTAATAAAATCGGTTCTGGATGCGGGCTGATTGCGCCAAAAGCTGTTGGGCAACTTGGCCCTACGCTTTACTGGATGAGCCAAAAACAGTTTTTTGCTGTTTCCTCAACCAGTGGCGTTCAGCCAATACCTTGTTCTGTCTGGGATTATGTATTCCAGAATCTTAATGAAGGTCATGTAGATAAAATTCGCTGTGCGCCTAATTCACAATTCAATGAGATCACATGGTTTTTTCCCGCTGTAATAGGAATGGTAACATCTGTCGCAAATAATGGAACCGGAAATTTAAGAGTTACACTATCAAGTTCTGCGCGAACGATTGTTAATGGTGAAACTGTTACTTTATCAGGGATGAGCGTGCCTGCATACAACGGATCATTTGCAATAAGCAATGTGGTTGGCAATTCTTTTGACATTACTACTGTTGCATTTACAACTACAGCTACTGGCATATGCTCATCTACTGAAAACGATTCATATGTGACCTATAATGTTCTTTACAATGAATGGGATGTTGGCAAGCTTGCTCGTTCCGCATGGGTCAACCAATCAATATTTGGCGCTCCGCTGGCTGCTGATACATCGGGAATTATTTATCAACATGATAATACTGGCGTTTATAATCTCGGAAATGATAATATTATAATAAACGCGTATTTTGAGACTGGTTACTTTTCAATCACAAACGGCAATGATCTTGTCTTTGTTGATTGGATGCTTCCGGATATGAAGTGGGACACCTACGATGGCTCCCAATCGGATGCGACAATTAAAATCAGTTTTAACGTCACTGATTATGCCGGAGATACGCCAACGCTTTACGGGCCGTTCACCGTGACAAAGGCGACGCCATACATTGAGCCTCGATTTAGAGGAAGGTTCATGCAGATTATTGTTGAAAGCGAAGATTCGGATAGTTTCTGGCGACTAGGCTCAATCCGATATCGCTTTGCTCCAGCAGGTAGGCGATAATGTCACAAGACGCAATTAACGCATCCGCTCAAAATGCAGTTGTTGCCATAAATGCTCTTAATAAATTTATTGACACAATATCTGTTTCGCTTGTTGCGTCTACGGCCACCTTGGCTGACATTAATCTAAAACAATTTGGCACGACAAATAGCTCAGCTTTAGTCGGACCATCAACGCTTCCTCTTATACAAACAAATATATACGATGGTACTGGGACTTTGGTTCGAATATCGGTTATCAAAGACGGCACAAGTCAGGGTTATATTTACGACAGAGATGTAATTGTTGCGACAACGCAATATCTTTGTGCCATACCCAACACCATAGGCATTTATGAAGTCCACTTACGATTTAGCACTGGACTGGTCATTGAGCCTGGGTTAGATCAAACTGTTCTTGTCTCTTACTCTCCAGACTGAGAATAATCATGCCTCTCCAAAAGGGTAAAAGTCAAAAGGCGATTTCTGCTAACATTTCCGAACTGGTTCATTCGGGACGCCCGCAGAAGCAAGCAATTGCCATCGCCCTGGACACGGCCCGCAAAGCTATGGATCGTGGCGGCGGAGTGCCAAAACATGTCGCCAAGAGAGTCGTGCATGAAGGGCCGATTAATGTGGCAATACCTGGCCGCACAGACAGGCTCCCGGTGCATGTCTATTCCGGGTCTTATGTCATTCCGGCGGATATTGTGTCAGGTCTTGGAGAGGGCAATACGCTGGCCGGGAATGATGTTATTCGTCGCATGTTTTTCCATGATTCCAGCCCGCTCAAGAGAGCCAAGGGCGGTCGGTCCATGATGACTGAAAAATATGGACTGCATGGCTATTACCACAATGACACGCGAAAGATCGTACCCTGTATTGTTGCCGGCGGAGAGTTCATCATTCCTCCGGAAGTCGTAGAGGAATTAGGCGAAGGCGATATGGATAAGGGCCACGCCCTTCTTGACTCGTTTGTTAAGTCTCAAAGACGTAAATTGCGTCAAAAGCTCGCTAAATTGCCTCCGCCCGCGCAGGACTAGTCTACGATGAAATTTGATGATTGCCCGGATGTTCGGATTGCCCAGCAGTCTGATGAGGAAGAGCTTGTCCGGTTGGCTCAAATGGCTGCCGAAGAGGATAATCAAGGCACATTTGACATAGATAAAGTCAGGTCTGTTCTTAATCTTCATTTCCATAAAGCCGGTGGGATCATTGGCGTTATAGGAAATCCGGGCCAGAAATTAAAAGCTTTTACACTGTTAGCAATTACCCAACCATGGTATAGTTCAGATGGTCAGGTTCAGGAATTGTCATTGTTTGTTGACCCTGACCACAGAAAAACGGATTATGCCAAGCAGTTGATGGTATTCAGTAAAAAAACATCGGAAGCTCTTAATCTTCAGCTTTCTATTGGCGTTATAGCTAATGAAAAGACTGAAGCAAAGGTTCGTTTGTATCAAAGGCAATTCCCACAGGCGGGAGCCTTTTTTCGTTATAATCCGCAGGCTTAGGGAATAGAATTATGCCGCAGACGACGGGCCAGAATTGGGGCATTTACAACCAGACATACACGCCAGCGGCGCAGACAGATATTTTCAATGCCATGCGTCGGGCGCAGGATGTCTCGCAGCTTCCGTTTCAGCCGTATCTTGGCCAGACCGTCGCGGGTTTTGCGCCGTCCGAAATTGCCGCCATGCGCGGTATTTATGGCTTGCAGGGATATTATGAGCCTTATGGACAGCAGGCGACGACTTTACTTGGTCAGGCCCAGGCATATGCCAATCCAAATGACCCCAGATTGCAGCAAATCCTTGGCGCGCAAATACCTACGTTTTCTCAACAAGCTGTTCAGCAATATTATAGTCCATATCAGAAAAATGTCATCGACGCTACGATGGCCAATATTGCCCAGGAGAATTTGCGCCAGCAAAATGATCTGACTGCTCGCGCTATCCAACAGGGCGGATTTGGAGGAGACAGAACTGGTATCGCAAGGGCTGAGTTAAATCGTCTTCAGAACCTACAGAATGCCCAGACGCTCTCTCAATTGCAAAATCAGGGTTATGCCCAGGCATTAGGAGCATTTCAGCAACAACAGGATTTTGCAAGGCAGAAGCAGGCTCAGGATTTTGCTCAATATAGTGCGGCAAGAAACGCCGCTATTCAGGCTGCTCAGCAGGGCGCTTACTCATTAGGACAGCTTGGCCTTCAGGGCCAGCAAGCCGGTATGCAGGGCATTCAGGCGCTTATGGGCGTTGGCCAGATGGAGCGCGCGCTTGGTCAGGCGCAGCTTGAGGATCAGTTCAAGCGTTATATGACTGCCATGGGCTATCCCTGGGAGACCGCGCAGTGGCTTGCTTCTATCGTTGGCTCTCTTGGACCGCAGGCTGGTGGCACAACATCTGGTGTCAGCTTCGGCGGATCCAGCCAGCAGACGCCAAGCCCTAGCCCGATTTCATCAATAGCTGGTCTGGCGACAAGCGGCCTTGGGGCCTTGCTCAAGCTGTTTCCTGGAGCCGGATTCAAGGACGGTGGCCGCGTTGGCAAGGCTGATGGTGGTGGATTTGGTGAAATTCAGAGCCTTGGACTTGAAAGCCCGTGGTCCGGATTTGACCCTCGCCGGTTGAACGAAGAGAAAATGCGGCAATGGGTTTCTCGCCTTGATGTTGATGAGGCGGTTAAGGACCAGTTGCGTGAACGCAGTTGGCTTAATCCGGATGAGACCTATGAGCCTTATCAGGATGAAGAAGAAGACCGTTCATTTTTGATGAGCCATGGCGGTCGCGCGGGTTATAAGGCTGGGGGCCGTCCATATGAGGGAGGGTCTTCTTATATTGAGTCTGATACTGTTCCCTATATTGACAAGCTAGAGCTTGCGCCTCCCAAGGCTCCGACGATTCCAAATCCCAAAAAGCCCGAGGCTCCTGAAGTCGGGAAGCTGGAAGGCGATGATAGTTTTGGCGATCTGGGCAAGATGATCGGGTCGCTGGGAACAAATGTTTCAAAATATTTCTCGAAGGGAAGCTCTAATCCTGCCGCAGCTATTACGGCTGACGAAGCTAATACTGAGTCTGAAACAGCCTCAGAAGAGCAATATGGCGGTCGCGTCGTAAAGGCCGATGGTGGTGGATTTGGAAATTGGCTCTCTTCGCTCCGTCAGGCTGGCAGCCCGACTGCTCCATATTTGCAAAATCAGGCCTCACAGCCACGACCGATGATCTCCAATATTGGAGATTTGTATAAATTTGCTTTCGGCAGAGAAGCCGATCCTGAAGGAGCAAGGTTCTGGCAGCAACAGCAGCAAGCTGGCATGTCTCTTGGGGATATTGCAAAGAATATTCTTTCCTCTCAAGAGGCAGTTTCAAGATACGGGCAAGAAAACATCGGCGGATTGCAGGATGTTTTTAGTAAATTTACTTCTACGCCCGCTGCGCCAGGATCTGTTTCTCCGTTCCAGACGCTTTTGACGACTGGCGGCGCGCCGGTAGTAAATCCTGATGGAACGCCTGTTACGCTGGAGGATGTTCAGACTCCATCCGCCGTTCAGGGACCGCCCGGACAGGGTCCGTATTCAGAAGGCGACATTGCAGCGGCGGGACAGATTTCTCCGCCTGATGCCGGATTGATGATGATGGTGGGCAAGAATCCGATGCTTGCCGTTGTTATCAATCAACAACAGCAAGAGAAGCAGGCTGCGGCCAATCGCAAGGTCGCAGAAATGCGCGCCTATAATAATCAGGTTTATAATGCGCCGAGGTCTCCTATCGGATACTTTATGAACCTGGATTACAGGACCATGAGCCCAAGCGGCCTGTTTGGCTTCAATCCTATTTCTCCTTACTATTCTCCTATTGTTCCCACGGCTATCAAGAGAAATGCCGGTGGCAAGGTCGAAGAGCCGCGTCCCGGACTTGATCTTGGCGGTATTTCCAGACTTCCAGGGCAGACATCTTCAATGATGACCGGACCTGCCTCGCAGACATCATTCTCGACTAACCCTCCGGGTTACAACCCGAATGCCTATGGGCCGTATCGTGAGAGCGGTGGCCGTGTTGGCATGAGGGATGGTGGAGATCCTTCAGTCATTGATCGGATTGCGAGAGGCATTGCTGCGATAGAAAGCGGCGGCTCCAAAAACCCATACGCTGTCGTCGGCGCAAGAAGCCGTAAAGGTGATCGTCCGTATGGCAAATATCAAATTATGGGCGCAAATATCCCGTCATGGGGTCGCGAGGCCGGGTATCCTAATCTGACCGTCCGCGAGTTTCTGTCTAATCCTAAAATCCAGGAAGATGTTGCGAGAACCCAGTTCGCCAAAATATTGGCCAAGAGCGGCAGTCCGAATGCCGTTGCTGGCGAATGGCTAGGCGGCCCAGGTTGGAGACGAAACAGAAGCGCCGATGTTTTGGGAACAACTGTTCCGGAATATATCCGTCGCTTTGCTCGCGCTTATGGATCTCCAACTGATGTTGTGGCTTCTTCGCGCCCTGCCTCCCAAACTCCTGTCAGAATCGCAAAAGTCCGACCGCTGACTGGCGAACGTGTTGGCTCGGCAACATCTTCTGCGGCTCCCGTTTCAGCCGCCGATGCTCAATGGGAAAACCGCACGCGGTATGATTACAGCAAACCTTCGGCTGAGAGGGTTCCGTCTGCGGGTTCTACCGTCGCCGCTCCAGCCAAAAAGGGTTTTAGCCTTTCTGATTTGAACCCGATTGGATCAGCACAGGCTGCCGAAGCTTCTGGTTCGACACTTTCTCGAATTAATCCAGCTGATCCATCTGGACCCTTGCTTCCAGCTGGAGAATATAACGCTCCGCGCATAATGACCGATTCTGAAGTCACCGCTGCCGTTGGTCGCGGTGAGAAGATTAATTATGATGAGAATGGCAATCCAATAACGCTTAATGTTGGAACCCGTAAGCATGGTCTGCTTCATGGCCGCATGGGACCGGAAATGCCTGTTTCTGAAGCTTCCGAAAAGCCTATGTTTGCTAAGCCCGAATTTGCAGCCCCCAATCTAGCCATCCCGGATATGAAATGGCCAGGTCTTAATCCTCATCCTCTTTCAGAGCCTAAAAATGAAGGATTTGACGCTGTTGCTCAAAGAATGCGTGGTCTGAGCGGAACCTATGCTCCGGGTGTCACAGAGCAAAAATCCCTCTACACTGATTTTGGAAATCTTATTCCTGATCGGGATATGCTGGAGGAGACGCCATACGCCCAGACCATGGTTGG